CTCGGCGTCTACCGCGTAGACCCGGGGGGGCTCTACTTCGCGCTCAAGCGCGAAGTACTCTACCAGGAACTTGTCCACATATTCCTTCGGGATGCCTCCCGGGTTGGAGCCCGGGTAGTTCTCCCGAGGAATAAGTGCGATCAAGTCCCTGAGTAGAGATTGCCGCCAGACGCGCAGCGCCCTGCTCCCGATGAGGGAGAGGAAGGCTGCGAGGGTTCGATAGTCAAGGCTCCTAGGAGCCTTGAGCTTGAACCCGATACCGTCTGGGGCAATGAGCCTCCCCACAAACTCGCCCAGCCTCCCCGCGAGGGACTTCGGCTCCGAGATCTCCACTCCTAACACGGAGATGGAGAAATCTCGGTAAGCCTCCGCCAGCCTCGGGTCGGCGATCACGAGGTCATCCCCTACAATACAGTAGGGGGCTTCCCTCGGATCGCCTCCAAGCCGAGCCCAGAGGGCCCTCACCACAGCATGATGGGAGAGGGCAAACGCTGCGAAGGACGGAACAGTCCCTAAGGGCTGTCCGCACTTCCAGCGTATCACCTCTGAGCTGGCCCCGGGATAGGCTGCCCGAGCGGGAAGCCTCGAGATCCAGCAGAACAGATCCACCCACGGTCTGTTCCCTCTCGAAGAGAGGGACCACAAGACCGTCCGGGTAACAGCCAGTGGGAACCGGTCCGTGGCGGAACTCAAGTCGAAGGACCACACAGTCCTTCCTGACCTGAGCCATTCCGCCACGCGCTCCGCACCCGCGCTTTGGTTGTAAGTATAGTCCTGCGGGATGCGCCTGAGCTGGGAGTATAACTCCCGCGCCCAGGGGTCCAGCAGGAACTGCAACCAGCGCGGGGGAGCGTAATAGAACCGGGCTTTCCCATCAGGCTGGACCCGGCAATAAACCGCTCCGTGCGCTCTGACCGACCCCGGTGCAGGACGAAAGTCCGGCAAAACCGGGAGCATCGGCCAGTAGATCGGCACGGTACCTGGAGGATGCAGGATGTGATCCTGCATAACCCACCAGGCGTCCCTGAATAGCTCCTCACCGACAGGGGTGTAATTACCCCTACCGTCGGTGAGCTTCAGGGACAGCGGGTTATTGGGGAGGATCTGCCCCTGGATCCGGACCTCAGGGAGCACGTCTCGAGGTGAAACACCGAAGTAGGCCCGGAAGGGAAACCGGGACCTCCAATCTTCGGTGTCAACCTCGATGATGCGCCCTGAGGGCAGAGGCACCGTAAGGACGCGAGCCGTCCCAACAGCCCGTTCGAACTTCTCCACGTCCTTCCTGGAAGGGACGGTCTTAAGACCGCCATAGGCGGTCAAAGCCGTCCGCCAGGCTTGGACTAGTTGGAGAAACTTCTCGAACGGGGCCTTGGTGGCGACCCTCTCCGCATATCGGAGATAGCGGTCAGACCACCAAGGGGGTCTGCTGGGGTTCTCCCCGGCTCGGAGCTTCAACAACCACTGGACGAGAGCGGATAT